GGAAGATACTGATTCAAGAAGTTGAAGTTAGTGATGTAATTTGATGCTAAGGTTTTCTTCTCAGCACTTGGTTGTAATTCGAACCCAGGGGTTGATAAAACTGATCCAGCCATTTTGTTTTTGTTTTAAAATTATTTTCTACTTTTGATTCTTAGTCCTCGACCAGCATCATCGTTTAATGACTTAACTTGGAACCCAGAGTTAGTGATAGGAGAAGGAGAATTTCTCACTTCCATATCAATGTTTTTAATGTTTCGAGCACTATCTAATAATGCGTCTGACTTCCCTTGTTCATAGAAGTGTCTTGCTAACTTATCTGGATTCATAGCCGCTGTCAAAGCACGATGGTAACCAACTGCATCCTTAATCAATCCATTCTCATCTAAAAACTTAGATATGAAGTTATTAACATTAGACTGTGCTGATTTAATCTCGTTAACATCTCCCACTGAAAACTTTGATCTTTTATCTCCTAGATCGAACTCAAAACCTTTGAACTCATCAGAGAATATTTCATTTGTTTTCTTTTGGAAGTACTCAGATTTACTAGCAGCTTCTTGTTGGTACGTTTGTGATTCTTGAACGTATTTCTTGTAGGCATCGTATGTTTCTTTTTCTTCGTCTGAAACTAAACCACCCCTTGACTCAAGAGGAGCTTTATATTGTTCTTTCAAATCATTGAAATATTTCTTTGCCTTAGCAAGTTCTTTTTTCTTAGCGATTTCTTTTTTCTTGATAACCTTTTCGTCATCAAAATCTTCATCATAACCGAACTTTTCTTCAAGAGTATATGCGATATCATCGTCATCTAAATCCTCTTCGGTCTGTTTGTAATACTCAGCTAATAATTTATCAGGATCGGTATCTTCATAATTCTTGTTAAGCTTAACAAAATCATCTATACCTCTACCTGTTTCCTTCTTAAATTTAAAGAAGGCAGAAACATCTTCTGGTAACTCTTCTTGAGCATTTCTTTCTGCTACAAGATCGTCAATAGAATTTATCTCTTTGTTATATCTATTCTTAATATATGAAAGAACATCATCATCATTTAATTTAGGAGATTCTACAATTACCTCTTCTTGTTGTAAAGGTTCTTGATGAATTGCCTCTTGTTGAGCTTCGTGCTTATCCAAAAGCTCTTGCTCGATTTGTTGAACTGACTTTTCTTCTCCAGCTCCCAAATCTCTTACAGTAAAATTTTCCATTTGATTTAATTTATTTAATTTATTTAATTTTATGCCAACCTAATGCCATAATTATTATTTTTGCAAAGTTATTAATTAATTTTATATATTATCGAGGTGAGAACTCAGCCAAATCAAAACCATCAAGCGAATCTTCTTCAGATTCAAAATCAACTGGAGGCAAATTATTCTTACGCTGCTCAATCAATTTAGACTGTTGTGTATTCTGAAGCGTTACTCTTTTATCTTTTGCTTGTTCTTTAAGATTATCCTTCATATCCATGTTCTTAGTATCCACACCTTTAAGCTGCATATTCATTTGGAACTCAACCTCCATAAGGTGATACTTAAGCTCAGCCTCTTGTTTCATTTTTTCTATGTCAAACTGAGTCTCTGCTTGTTTAACTTGCATCTTAGCTTGTGCCTCTGCTTGTATATTCTGCATAGCTGTCTGTGCTGCCATCTGTTGAGATTGCATTTGCATCTGACCTTGAGCTTGTTGTTTCTGTTGCTCGTATGCTTGAGTCTCGTCTTGTTTCTTTTTCTTCTTAAGTTTAAGTAATTGATTAGCTAACTTAAGATTCTTAATCTCTCTAATGTCAATAGCATCTTCTAATCCAATAGAATCTCTCTGAAGTGCCATTTGAATATTAGCTTCAAGCTGTGCTTTCTCAGCCTCGTCTGGAGACATCTCTATAAATATACCAAAGTCATAGATATATAAATCCTTAATATCATCTAATATAGATACGTTGTATTTACCTATCTGGTTAGCGAACTGCTCTTTAAAGTCTGAATATTCTAATACGTCAGCTACCCTTAATGATATAGCTTCAGATAATGTTCTAGTCAAATATAAACTAGCATCTAGTATATGTCTTGTAGCTGTGTTTGAGTTAGCTGCTGCAAGCTTCTGTACTCCAACCAAACTATTTGGATCTGGCATGCTACCATCACGAGCCTCATTAAGACCTGTTACGTCTCTAATCATGCTCATATAATGGTTATACGTGCCAACTAAAGCACTTATTTTACCTTGTCCGTTGTTTGAGTTAAGCTCTGTGATTGGAACCCTTGCATTATTAAATTCTCCGTCTTGAGTATAGGACCTACCTATAACAGATCCAGTCTGGAAGTACAATCTAAGTGCGTCCTCTGGATTATATGCTTGACCATTACCCAAATCAACCTCGTTAAGTCCATCAGCATCAATAAACACCCCATCTGGCACCATCTTAGCAAGTACCTGTTGAAGTTTAAGATGTGTAATCTGAATAAGATCGGCAAATGTTGTCATTCTACGAACTAACGACTCCACCTTTCCTTTATACATTCTAGGTGCAACTGCTATATAGTTTGGCATAGCGTACTGAGATGCAGACTTAGGTCGTACCATGTTCTTAGACATTTCCCATTTAAGTACATAATTCGTACCCATAACCATAACACCTTCGTACCAAACATCAATACGTTTCTCTACCATCTCGAATCTTCCTTCCTCCATCATCTCTTGAGGTGGATTGAAAGTATCTTCCTTAGGTATCATCTTAACTACTCCGTTATCATTTATTTTTTTCTTATAAACAATCTTCTTAGTAGTCTTGTAATTATAGTATAATAATGTAGCAGAGTCTCTATTGAATAAACTATTATTATAGTATTGTGAGGCATTATAATAATTATACCATGACTGACTGTGTAGAGAAATTTCTTCAAGTTGATCTATTGTTAAAGAAGGATCTATTTTTAAAAGCTCAGTAATAGGGACAGTTTTAATCTCTCCCCAATAAAAACAATCTTTAAAGTATGGATCCTCAGTATAAGAATAAACTATACTAGCTGGATCAACATAATCAATTTTAATTCCATGCCCTGGTAGAAATTGATGCCTTACAATTCCTACTCCAATAGTAGTAATATCGTAATCAACTCTTTTTCTAATATCCATATATTTATTAGAATCCAGAACAGTGTTAATAGCTTCTTCTTCAGCTATCTCTACAGCTGGCTTATAGTTAAGCTGCATATATAGGTTAAGCTCTTCATCTGTTTCTGGTAAATCATCTGGGTTAGTATTAAAAGCATTAATTCCAAATTGATCTTTAATCTGACTTAGTAATGGTTTAGCAACCATATCAGTCTCTATCATGTCCTGATATTTATTTCTCTTAGCAGCAGACATAGCGTCTTGTGCGTATGCCTTAACATGAAATAATCTATCAGACATTCCGTTAACTACAATATCTACAAACTTAGGTATGATAGGTACTGGAGTCCAGTCTAAATTCAAGTAAGATAAATCACCATCAACAGCAAGTTCATTCTTATACTTTTGTACAGACTGTTCACCTCTAGCGTATAATCTTAATCTATGATAATCTGTCCATTGATCATAAAATCTTGAACGTTGCCCATCCTTTCTAAACCACTCATATTGAATGCTTTGCCCAATCTTTAGACCAAACTCTTTTGTTTCTTTCTCAGAGTCAGGAACATACTGAGTAGGAAACGGTATGTTTTTAATATCTATATCTACTTTTACCATCTAATTTAATATCTCGCTAAATGATCCTTTATTATTATATCTTGCAAAGGTAATGCTTATTTTCGATTCTTTTTTAGAAGCAATGTACATGTGCTTTTGATTAGCCATTATAGCTAGACCAGAACTGATAGCAGCATCAAATTTAGTTCTATTATTTATATCAAATTTAGCCCAATCCTCTAATGTTCTTGAGAAATACATAGATCCCATCTCGTCAGGATCTCTGTAGGTACCCTCTAAATCTAGGCCTACATGCTTCTCTATAAATGTTTCAATAGCAGATGCGTGAGCTTGCTTTATATCCTCAGATGAGTTAGGTATTCCTCCAAGCTCTCTCTCTGTCTTAGATAAATTAACAAAGTGTTTATCTGGTCTATTCATAGAAAACCCTCTGTATCCTCTGTTCTTAAAGTGATATAGTAGTCTTTGTTTATTGTTCTCAATAAGAACTGGCATACCGTAAAACACACAAGCCATTAGTATCTCCTCAAAGAATATCTCTGCTGTTTGTGGTCTTGCTACATATTCAAGGAAGAATTGATTGCTTGGTGCATCATCCATATTAAACTTAGTCATTCCATGCAAGGATCCATTTGATCCTCTATTACCAACGGTACCAGATATGTCGTATGGATCACATCCAAACGAACCAATGTGTTCATTACCTGGATACTTCATTCCGTTCTTCTTAATTACATTATTGGTTATGTTTTTATTAGGTATCCAAGAAACAAGAAACCTACCCCTAACGTCTGGAGTCCATATCACCTCAGTATCTAACTTACCATCTCTCCAATGGAAAGATCCTCGAGTAAGAACCCTATCCTTTATAAGCGAATCGTTGTAATCAATCTGATGATATATCTTTGTCAAGTTAAATAAAGACGACTTAGACTCATCTCTAAATGCATGACCTTCTGTTCTAGGAAACTGACGATAGAACTCATTAAGAGCATCTGGATCGCTTTTAAGTGAACTCACCTCATTATTCCAGTAATCGATAGCACCAATCTTTATAAGTCTATTATCAACACCCATTACTGGACTATCTGGAGTAGTAAAAACTGGATGACCATATCTATCGATATAACCCTCAAAATTCCACTCCATAGGTATAAATAATGAGTACATCCCAGACTTAGTCTGTCCGTTATTATTTCTATTAGAAGGGAGTGAGTCTTCGTAAAGTTTCTTGAAGTTATCCCCTCCCTTTTCTAATGCGTTTGATGTTGATCCCATCATACACTTTCCAATGATTCTACTACCTAAACGAAGACATGTCTTTGTTACTCGCCAGTTATTTAAGATGTTATCAGGCTTAGTCCACTTACCGCTCTCATCATGTATTAAAAGCTTAAGTTTCTCACCATCATAGGAGTTATCCGCTGTATTCTTCCAGTCAATAGACGTATCAAGACCTTCTATATTTGAACTATCACTTTCGAACATGTTCTTCTTAGTGATCTTAGATGCTGGTACTCTATAGGCAAGCTCTGTCTTAGGCTTATCCATACCGTCCATAATCGGCTTAAAAAAGAACGGATAATTACTAGATATAGGGACAACCTTATCTGTAAACATAGTCTTAGCATCTGCTCCAGTCTTGGATAGTATACCAATCCTTGCATCTTTTGCAAGAGTAGCTACGTTTACTGATTCTCCTGATCCCATAAATGAGAACCCAGAACGTCTGATCTTTAGGTATATCATTCCAAAACATCTATCGTCAGACTTACATGCTTCCCAATAAATAAAAAATAATCTGTTTGCTTCTCGAAAGTCAGGATGACCAACGTCAATCTTGGTCCACTGTAGGTACATGTAGTGAGATCCAGTGATGTATGTAGGTACTCCGTTATTCATAAAGAACATACCCTCATCTCTCCTATTAAACTCTCCTTCTATATAGTCAACCCATTTAGATTTAAAGTCTTTAGGAGCTCCATGCCATGTAAAAATAGTTTTTATATTACTAAGCTCCTTAGGATATTCAGCAGCTTCCCAGTATTGATTTTCTTTTTTTTCGTCCCTTTTATAAACATTTTTTGGGACGGATGGAAGTGCTATATTAATTCCATTTATATTGTATACCTCTCCGATGGTTCCATCTCTAGATATAACAATCATGTCATATTTTTCATCATAACCATAAGCCCAACTCTTAGCTCTGTTCTTATTAGATAGAACACTTGTTGGGATATAATTAGATACTACTTGATGAAGTTTACTTTGATTTTCCTTCTGCAAACCCTCGTATTGTAGGCTCTTTAGGCTTTTCCGTTTCTCCATCTAACATTGATTTTTCTTGTTCTATTCTATTAAGTATAGTGAAAGCATCTTCTATTGCCATCCTTTTTGAGGCGGCTGCATTTTTTAATTTATCTGAAGATAAATCTTCTTCTCCTCCTGTTATTATAATATCTTCCGCTACCTTTATAAGTTCCTCAACGGCTTTATAGCCAGCAGCAATAATTCTTAGTTTTAATTCCATTTTACCGTTATGTTATTTGTAAACATTCTATATAGTTTCTCTCCATCTATAGTAAATGGATATTCACTATCTGGCTCAAATGAAACCTCATCACCTACGTTTAAACCTAAATCTAATAGCTCTTTATTTATATACTTTATAGTACCTACTAATGGTTCTTCAGTTCCAGGTTTTAGGATATATGATTCTTTTTTTTCGGATGGTTTTATAAAGCAATACTTAGAGTGTGCGTTCCATTTATTATCATGCTTGTAAAGAAAGAACTGATCGTTTTCTATAAAGAATAGGTCATCTTTAAAAAAAGAGAATCCACTCTTTTCTCTTCCTTTCATATCATAGTATATCTTAAATACATTATGATGAACTAAAAGGATATCTCCAGAGACAATATCTCCAGAGTATCCTAAAGGTGTTTCTATTACTTCTGCGAATCTATTAGAAGCAGTATGATCCTCTTGAGAAGTACTTGTTATAAAGTCAACATCTCCGAGTTTTTTTATATTATCATACCTTCTTCCATTTACAGGTCTAACTATAAAGTAGAATGGTGATTTCATTTAAAAATTTATATTATATTCAATAGATGTTGGCATGTTAGAATTAAACTCTTTCCATAAAAGGATTTCATTGTTTTTTTCTATCCATATCTTCAAGCTTTGATGTTCTCCATCGAACTGTATAAGATGTATGATATATGTCTTATCTAATACAGGCTGCCCTACAATATAATGCATAGCATCATTTTTATAGTCTTGACCTATAGAGATTTTTCTAATATCAATCATTTTATTTCTCCAGATTCTAGGTTGATGGTAACATCTCCATACTTTTCAGTCAACGCTTTTTCTGCATCAGCAAAATCAGATGATAACTTCTCAAGTTCGGAGAATACAATAGTCTTTTTATTTTCTAGGTTTCTTATAGCGATTTCAATATCTGCTATACTATTTTTAAGAGAGTTGAAGTTTTTATTTAATTCTCTTAAGTTTTCTAATTCTTCTGTTTCTAATATTTTCATTTGATTTAATTTTTTACAAAGATAATATTTATTTTATTATATTTTCAAATCTTGTATTTCTTTGTAAATCCTTAATAGTTCAGCTTGTTTTTCTGCTAAAATTTCTTCTGTTGTTTGTTCTTCAACTTCTATAAATTCAACTCTTACAAGTCCATTATCATCGTAAATTTCGTTTCTTATTGTTTTCATATATTAAAATGTTATACCAACATAAGGAATTATTGTAGTATTTAAGCTTGCTCCTGTCAATGTAGTTGGAGCAGAACCAAAAGTTTGATTTGACGCATAAGAACTATAAGGATTTGTTCCAGTAGTTGAAATTGAAATTGGTAATAATTGAGCTATATTATATGCATAATAAGTTGGAGTTGATGAACTATGTATTCCAATCCAATAAGTTGTTCCAGCAACAAATGAAAATGCAGTTGTAGCGGTTTTAGTACCAATTGTTGAGCAATCTAAATTTGTGCTTTCATAAAGTTTAGTAGTAGGAACTCCGCTTACATCTGAATAAATTAAAATTCTTGCATTTGCAGATAATAATAATGTTGATACATAAGTAAATAAGCTAGAACAAGTAAAAGAAACATTAGGTATATAAGGAATTAAATAAATTCTATTAGAAACTCCAATTGTAGTAGTCAATCCAGCTCCATTTATACTTAATGATGTGCTTTGACCACTAGATAAAGTTTTTAATGTATGAACTCCTAAAAGTCTGTTGTTAAATGAGCTCCAATCTGTTGAACTCAATGCTCCTCTATTTGTTGCACTTGCTGTAGGTAGATTAAACTTATGGTCTGTCCCACTATCTACTATTGCAAAGTCTGTACCTGTGGTTCCTGTGGTTAATGTTTGAACTGCCCCTGTTAGTGAATTGATAGCTGTTAATCCTGTACCAGCCATAATACCACTCTGTTGTGTAACTGTTAATATAACAGATGGAATTATAGGATGTGCAAATGGAGAAGTTTGAGCAGCTTCATATAACAATCTAACATGAGTATCTGGTGTACTCCACATTAATTGATAATAATCTCCACCAACTGTATTTAATACATAGTTCCAAGTAGCTATTATTTGTGAAGCAGTTGCACCTCCTGCTAAAACTATTTTACCTCCACTTCCAGGTACATCTACTCCATTTTTTC